TTGACACCACTAGAGACATTGCTAGACAAATTCTTAGGCATAGATCCTTTTCGTTCCAAGAGTTCTCTCAAAGGTATGCAGATGCTTCTCAATTAGGCTTTGAACCTAGAGAGGCCAGATACCAAGACACCAAAAATCGTCAGAATAGTACCGAACTAGACTTGAATGTTGATGACGATAGGAGACTTGCCTATCAATGGGAGTTAATCCAAAATGACATACTAAAAAGAATCAAAGAAACATACGGATGGGCTCTAGAAAAAGGCATAGCTAAAGAACAAGCTCGTGCAATCTTACCAGAAGGTATGACAAAATCGAGAATGTATATGAATGGAACTCTTAGGTCATGGATACACTATATACAACTCCGAAGTGCAAATGGAACACAAAAAGAACATCGTGAAGTAGCTATTGCCTGTGCTAAAGCGATTGAGCCAGTGTTTCCAATGATAGAAGAATTTATAACAAAATAAGGCAAAAAAACATGACAGAGTACTTAGGTATTAAGATAGATTTAGAACGAGATAAACTTTTTGACGAACTAGGAGTAAAACGATTACAAGAATCGTATATGAAAGATGATGAAACGAGTCCACAACACAGATTTGCGTTCGTATCGAAAGCCTTCAGCAGTTCCCAGGACCATGCACAACGGCTATATGAATACTCTAGCAAACATTGGCTCTCTTATAGCACTCCCATTCTTTCTTTTGGTCGGTCTAAGCGTGGTTTGCCTATATCATGTTTTCTTAATTATATTGAAGATACTGCGGAGGGATTAGTTGAAAACTTATCAGAAACAAATTGGCTTTCTATGCTCGGGGGTGGAGTTGGTATTGGGTTTGGCATTAGGTCTGCTGATGACAAGTCTACGGGTATTATGCCGCACCTCAAAATTTACGATGCGTCATCTTTGGCGTACCGTCAAGGTCGTACTCGCCGTGGTAGTTATGCTGCCTATCTTGATATCAGTCATCCCGATATTATACCTTTTCTGGAAATGCGTAAGCCTACTGGAGACCCTAACGTCAGATGCTTAAATCTACATCACGGTGTTAACATCACCGATAAGTTCATGCATATCATTGAACAGAGTATGCTTGATCCAAATTTTGATGACTCATGGCCTTTGATTGATCCTCATTCATTTGAGGTGAGAGAAGTTGTATCGGCCAAAATGCTATGGCAAATGATTCTAGAAATTCGTATGCATACTGGTGAACCATATATTCACTACGTTGATACAAGTAACAGAATGATGCCACAACATTTGAAAGATAAAGGTCTAAGGATTACACAATCAAACCTTTGCTCAGAAATTATTCTACCAACAAATGAACAGCGTACTGCTGTGTGTTGTTTATCTTCTTTGAACTTGGAGACTTATGATGATTGGAAAGATGACAAACTTTTTCTTCGGGACGTGGCTGAGATGCTCGATAACGTCCTTCAGTATTTCATTGATAATGCTCCTAGTAGCATTGAAAGAGCAAGATATAGTGCTAGCCGTGAGCGCAGTATCGGTATTGGTGCTTTGGGCTTTCACGCATATCTTCAGAAAAACGGAATAGCGTTTGAAGGTGTAATGGCAAAAATTGAAAACAACCGAATATTCAAAAATATAAGGAGCAAATTGGATGCCGCAAACAAAGAATTGGGACAACAACGTGGGGAAGCTCCTGATGCTGTGGGTACTGGGAACCGCTTTTCTCATCTTATGGCCATTGCTCCTAACGCCAGTTCTTCCATTATTATGGGTAATACTAGCCCTAGCATTGAACCTTATAGGGCAAATGCTTACCGTCAAGATACTCTATCAGGTTCTTACTTAAACAAGAATCGTTGGTTGGATAAAATCATCAAAGAGAAAGCCAAAGATGAAAATGATTACAATGATATTTGGTCTTCTATTATTGCTAATGATGGTTCATGCCAACATTTAGACATTTTAGATGAGAACCAAAAGGCAGTATTCAAAACATCTATGGAGATTGACCAACGTTGGGTGATTGAATTGGCCGGTGACAGACAACAACATATTGACCAAGCACAATCATTAAATGTGTTCTTCAGACCAGATGCTAACATTAAATACATTCATGCTATTCATTTCATGGCATGGAAAAAAGGATTGAAAACTTTATACTATTGCCGTTCAGAGAAGATTGGTAAGGCAGATAAAGTCTCCAAAAAGATTGAAAGGCAAGTTATTAAAGAGTTAGACATGGAACAAATTGCTCAAGGTAACGATTGTATAGCTTGTGAAGGATAAAAATGATTAAGAAAACAGAATCTAGGATTACAGATGAGAGAACATACTTCAAACCATTCAATTATGCGTGGGCATATGATGCATGGCTTAAACACGAACAGTCTCATTGGCTTCACACAGAAGTACCTATGCTCGAGGATACTAAAGATTGGAAAAAGAAACTTACAGCAGAAGAGAAACAATTCCTTACACACATCTTTAGATTCTTTACTCAAGGAGACATTGATGTTGCCGGTGGGTACGTTAGGAATTATCTACCCTATTTTCCACAACCAGAGATAAGAATGATGCTCATGGGCTTTGCTGCTCGTGAGGCCTTACATATCGCTGCCTATTCTCATTTGATTGAAACTCTTGGTTTACCTGAAACAACTTACAATGATTTCATGGAATACAAAGAGATGGTTGAGAAGCATGATTATGTACTTGACATTTCAAAGCAAAATACAACTAAAGAGAATACTGCAACCCATATCGCCGTGTTCAGTGCTTTTACTGAAGGGATGCAGTTGTTCTCCTCTTTCATTATGTTGTTGAATTTTCCAAGACATGGTAAGATGAAAGGCATGGGTCAAATCGTTACATGGTCTATCGTTGATGAAACACAACATGCTGAGAACATGATTAAACTCTTTAGGACATACATTGAAGAGAATCGTGAAATTTGGAATGATGAATTGAAAAGTCGTATCTATACGATTGCAGAAAAAATGGTTGAACTAGAAGACAAGTTCATTGACTTGGCTTTCAACATGGGTCCAATGGAAGAGTTATCTCCAGAAGATGTAAAGAAATACATTCGATACATTGCTGACAGACGATTGATTTCATTAGGCCTCAAAGGTGTGTTTAAGGTGAAACGTAATCCATTACCTTGGGTTGAAGAGATGATTAATGCACCAACACATACCAACTTCTTTGAAAATCGTGCAACCGATTATGCAAAGGGTGCTTTATCTGGTGACTGGTCTGATGTTTGGGCCAGTTAATTTTTTAAATCATAATAAGAAGAATAAAAATGACAAACAAAGTAATATCAGGTGAATGCCTAAACTGTGAATCAACTTATGCAGTTGAATATGTTGAACAATTGGTCTCAACAGAATTGCCAGAACATTGCCCATTTTGTGGCGAACTCATCGAGGAATTATCCGAAGAATATATAGAGGATGATGACTATGATGAGAAAGATGAATGGTGAATTGGCAATATAATAACACAGACTTTACAGAAGACCAAATCGGTGACAGCTACGGATTTGTTTACCTTATAACCAACTTAGAGAATAACCGGAAATACATCGGTAAGAAGTTATTCTGGTTCTCTAAGACCAAACAGGTCAAAGGAAAAAAGAAACGTATAAAGGTGCCTTCAGATTGGCAAACTTATTATGGAAGTAGTGACGAATTGCAAAAAGATGTTATAATGTATGGACAAGATAAGTTCCGTAGGGAAATACTACATCTTTGCAAATCCAAGGGAGAGTGTAGTTATCTTGAAGCAAAAGAACAGTTTGCAAACAACGTTATGGAAAGCAATGATTATTACAATAACTGGATTATGGTTAGAGTAAGGAAATCACACATCAAGGACTACAATGAAAGATTACCTAAAACATCTGACAGAGGAAGATTATGATGCATACTTCTTTTTGCCACATGAATCACTCAGAGATGCAATAACAATCCAAGGAAATGTGTTCAATGATCCTGGAACAAAGATAGACGGAAGCTCTAGTGGTGATTGTTACCACATTTTGTTATTCAAGCAGGATGAAGAAGGC